GGGCGGTTCAAGACACTTGTGGGGCGGCATGACGACGACAGAGGCACACGCGCAGGTGGTGGCGATGCTAGAGCGGGCGCTAGACGTTGCCCGCCGTGAGCGAGCGATTGCGTGCGACGTACACCTGATCCACGGCAACACGACTAGCACGTACAGCGTTTTCAACGGAGATGCGTTTGCGGCGGCCCAGGAGCTGGTCGAAGCGCTCGGACATGGGGGCATGCAATGACGACGATCCGGCTTGACTACCCGATCTCCGGGAACCGTTATTGGCGGCACGTACGCACCCCGTCGCGGACGATCGTCATGGTCTCGACCGAGGCCAAGGGCTACAAGTCCTCCGTGCGCGATGCGTGCAGGCGCGCAGGGCTGACGGTGCCGCACCTGGGGCCGGTGCAAGTAGGCGTGACGGTCCATCCGAAGCTCCGCAAGCGGGGCGGGGCGTCCAACACCGTCATCGACCTCGACAACGGCTTGAAGGTGCTTCTAGACGCGTTGCAGGGCTATGCGTACATCCGCGACAGCCAAATCCGCAAGCTAGCGGCTGAGTACGGTGAGGCGATGGAGCTCGGCGGCGTGACGGTGACTGTGCGCGCGTTCGATGAGTACGCAGCATGACCGCCGCACAGTTCCTGCGCCATGTGCGCGAGATGACGGCGTTCCGCCACACGGACGCGCGGCCGGACTACGAGCTGCACGACTCGCTATGGGCGCAGTACCGGCGCGAAGTAATGAACGTGTCGCCGCAGGAGCGGGAGACGATTGAGCGGGCTATCCGCACGGGGACGGGGTGTTAGCCATGACAGTGACAGACGACGACATCCGCAAGATTGCCCGCGACACCGTGGCTTACGCGGCAGACGCGATAGAGCCGGTGTTTGTGTATTGGAGCAAGCACAATCGCAAGTTCAGCAAGTCGCCGCTCCGCAACCTGCGCGGGGAGAAGACATCGCACATCGTCGGCGTCTACAACGAGCAGACTCACGAGCACATGATCGAGGACGATATAAAGCACTGGATCGCAAACCGGCCGAGGGCGGAATGATGGCGGGCGGGAAGTACATATTTCACATGGGAACGCAAGACCCAACGGTGGCGCAAAGACGAGTCGTGCGGGCTATTGCTGACGATAGCTTTACCAGAACGGTTCCTGACGATTTTGGTTGCCTTCCGTGCCCGCAAACTTGGCGTCCCGACGCCAAGACGGCAATTGCTTTGCGCGCCAAGTATGTTTCCCCGCACGTAGACGATTGGGTAGGGATTGGAAGCCCTCCGTCTCGTTATGTGGCTCTGTTTTGGGTGGTGGAAATGCCGAGGTTTGAGCGGCTTACGTTACAAGTCGGAACCGAAGTTTGCCAAATGAGCCTTGGTGACTTTGTTGTGTTCAATGACACGGTTATGCATAGCGTGTTTGCTGACAAGTTTTGGCGAGGATGCGCGTATCAGGCTCGCTTGACACGAAGTGCGCGAGGTAGTTGATGGACGCGCAACGGCTGACGGACATCCTCGACAACTGGGCGCGCTGGCAGCGACGGCCGAACATCAACATTGGCTTTCCGCCAAGGAGCCTAGTGTTTGAGAGCGGAGGGGCGGTAGCAGTCGGCGCAGGTAGCAGCTACGACATCCCGCAGTCGGACGCTTACGCAGACGTGGACGACGCCGAGGCACGCAGCGTGCAGGCGGTTGTGGACGATCTACCGGGCCGGGAGCGGGATAGCGTCTATAACGTGGTGCTCGGCACTAGGCGGCCGCTCGGCGAGCCGCTAGAAGTCGTCTACGTGCGTGCGCGGGCGCTGCTCATCGTGCGGCTGCATCGGCGCGGGATCGGCTAGTCAACTAGGAGAGAGAGATGGCAAAAAAAGGAAAGTACGCAAAGTTTGCAGGTTGGGAAAACGAAGGCTTTTGCTTAGAAGATGAGGCTCTTGAAGTATTGCTTGATTGCAAGGATTACCGGGACGTAGCCAAAACGGCTCTTAGGGTATACAGCGCAATGCTTCCGCCCGAAGCAGGCGAGGCAGAAGAAGATTCAGCGTGCCATGAGTTGTTTAAGGCCATTGCTGCCGCTGCTCATATCGCTGCGTGCGGCAAAATTGACGCGGTTCTTGGCGGCGGGGTTGATTCGTACGACGCCATTGAGTTTCACGAATCGGGGCAGGCCGACAAGGCGCTTGCAGCGTTGACGCCCAAAACATGAGCACAGCGGCAATCGTGGCAAACAATTCGGCGCAGCAAGCAGCGGCACGGCGGCGCCGAGAAGAACATCAGCGGGAAGCGTGCGCGCAGTTGATGGTCGGCTACCAGCACGAAAGCGCAACGGCGGCAGAGAAGCGGCAATACGCCGAGTGTGTGGCGCTTACAGTGCCGCCGGAACCGTTGACAACTCCGCCATTCCGCCCGGACCAAAGCAGCGTCGCGCTGGTGATTGTTTGCGCGGCAGTGGTGGCATTCGGGTTGTGGCGGCTTATTCGCTAGGCCGCCGCGCCTATAACCGCCGCAGGTTATAGACCGCACACAGGCGCGCGACGAGATGATACGCTTCGTTCTGACGGGGGAATTGCCTCCGCAAGTTTTAACATCGGCACGGGTTGGCTGAGTGGTTTAAGGCTAACGTCTGGGGCACCGGGCGTTATGCGGCACCTAGGACTACCCGGGAGTTTGTCCGCAACGCACGTTAAAATCGTGCACCCGCCGCCGATGTTTCCTGCTTCCCTCCTCGTCACGGGTAACCGTGTTGACCGCCCCTAGTGGGCGGTTTTCTTTTGTGCTTACGCTGAACAATCCTGCGGGAACTCAGCAAGGTTGAACTTAACCATGGCGAACCAACACGGCGGCGCTCGGCCAGGATCGGGCAGAAAACCCGGTAGCGTCACGCAAAAGACGCGCGAGATTGCTGAACGCGCGATCCAAGAAGGGTTGACGCCGCTCGAATACATGCTGGCCGTTCTGCGCGACGAGGTGAACGACACCGCTACGCGCATGGAAGCGGCCAAAAGCGCGGCGCCGTACCTGCACCCGAGGCTGAATGCCATCACGGTGGCAGGCGACGACGAGGCCCCGCTGCGACACGTTTTCCAGTGGGAATCGAAGTCCGGATCGTAATTCCGTACGCGCCTCGTGCGGCCTTCAAGCCGTTCCATGCGCGGACGGAGCGATGGGCCGTCATGGTCTGCCATCGGCGGGCTGGCAAGACGGTTTCCTGCATTAACGACTTGCTGCGCTCCGCACTGACGACTGAGCGCGACGATTGGCGCGGTGCGTACATCGCTCCGTACTACGGGCAGGCCAAGGACGTCGCTTGGGGCTATCTCAAGCGGTATGCGGGCGTTGTACCGGGCGTTGAGTTTTCCGAGGTGGAGCTCCGCGCCGACTTCCCCAACGGCTCGCGTATCCGGCTCTACGGGGCTGACAACGCGGATGTGCGGCTGCGCGGCATCTACCTTGATGACGTGGTGTTGGACGAGTACGCGGACTTCGCACCGTCTATCTACGGCGAGGTAATCCGTCCGCTGCTGGCTGACAGACAAGGCCGCGCGGTGTTCATCGGTACGCCGAAGGGGCACAACGGCTTCTATCGCGTGTGGGCTGACGCAGAGAGCAAGGCGGACTGGTTCCGTCTGATGCTGCGGGCTAGCGAGACGGGCATCGTGGCCGAGGACGAGCTGATGGCGGCTGCGTCGCAGATGACGCCCGATCAGTACGCGCAGGAATTTGAGTGCAGCTTTGAAGCGGCCATCCAAGGCGCGTACTACGCCAAGGACTTGCTTGCCGCAGAGAAGGACGGGCGCGTCGGTGATGTGCCGGTCGATCCGGTGCTGCCGGTGCATACGTCGTGGGACTTGGGCGTAGCGGACAGCACGGCCATCGTCTTTTGGCAGGCGCTGCGCGGCGGCACGGTTCGCATAGTTGACGCCTACGAAGCGAGCGGGCACGGCCTGGACCACTACGTCCGGGTGCTGAATGAGCGCGGGTACACGTACGGCGATCACTGGGCGCCGCATGACATCCAAGTACGCGAATTAGGATCCGGGCGCTCTCGGCTAGAGACGGCGGCAAGTCTCGGCATCCGGTTCAAGGTCACGCCGAATCTACCAGTGCAGGACGGCATCAACGCTGCACGGATGCTGCTGCCGCGCTGCTGGTTCAACAAGCGCCGCGTGTTGCCGCTGCTGGAAGCGCTCAAGCAATACCGCGAGAAGGTGGACGACAAGCGCCAAGTGTCGCTTGGTCCGCTGCACGACTGGACATCGCACTTTGCAGACGCATTCCGCTACATGGCGGTAGCTGCAAAAGAGCAAACGCCGAAGCGTAAATCGGCCGATCAAATTCACTGGCTTGCATAAATGGCAGATCGCGACATCCTCGACGAAGCGAAAGAGCGTTTCAGGCTTTCGCACGACGCGGAGTCCGAGAACCGTCAAGACGCGCTAGACGATCTCAAGTTCGCGCGCTTGGGTGAGCAGTGGCCCGAAAAGTACCGCCGCGAGCGCGAGGATGAAGGCCGTCCGTGCTTGACGATCAATCGCCTGCCTGCGTTCGCGCGTCAGATCATCAACGACGCGCGGCAGAACAAGCCCGCGATCAAGGTGCGGCCTGCGGACAGCGGCGCGGACGTCAAGACGGCCGACATCTACAACGGTCTAATCCGCAACATTGAGCAGAGCAGCAACGCCGATGTGGCGTACGACACGGCGCTAGAGTCGGCCGTCTACGGCGGGTTTGGCTACTTCCGCATCAAGACCGACTACGCCTGCGACGACACGTTTGATCTGGACATCTGCATTGAGCGCGTCGCTAATCCGTTTACCGTCTACGGCGATCCCAACTCGCAGGCTGCAGATGCTAGCGATTGGCGCTTTGGCTTCGTCACCGATCTAGTCCCGAAGGTCGAGTTCCAGGCCAAGTACGGCAAGAACGCGGCGACGCTCGACTGGTCGTCCGACGGCGACGAGCGCGACGAACTGTGGTCCGAAGAAGAGTCCGTCCGCGTTGCCGAGTACTGGCAGCGGGACGAGACGAAGCGGCTGATTGTCGCGCTGTCTAACGGGCAGATCCTTGACGCCAAGCAGTACCAAGAGAACCGAGAGCTTTGGGACGCATCGCAGATCGTCGTTGTGGGCGAGCGCGAAACGAAGTCGTTCAGAGTCACGCACTACATTCTGACCGGCGCGGAAGTGCTGGAAACGACGGAGTGGGCGGGCCGTTACATCCCAATCGTGCCGGTGTATGGCGACGAAGTTAACATCGAGGGCAAGCGGTATTTCCGCAGCCTGGTGCGCGACGTGCGCGACCCGCAGATGATGTTCAACTTTTGGCGCACCGCTGCGACTGAGCTTGTTGCGCTCGCACCTAAAGCACCGTTCATCGGCCCCGTCGGCGCGTTCGATAGCGACATGGGCAAGTGGCAGACGGCGCACGTCAAGTCGCACCCCTTTATCGAGTACGACGGCCCGCTTGCCCCGCAGCGTCAGGCGTTCGCAGGCGTGCCCGCAGGAGCTCTCCAAGAGGCCCTGAACGCCTCCGACGATATGAAGTCGATCCTGGGCATCTACGACGCATCGCTTGGCGCTAGGAGCAACGAAACGAGCGGACGCGCGATCCTGGCACGGCAGCGCGAGGGCGACGTCAGCACGTTCCACTTCATTGACAACCTGAGCCGCGCCATCAAGTACGCAGGCCGCGTTTTGATCGACCTGATCCCGGCCGTGTACGACAAACCGCGCATGGTGCGAGTGCTCGGCGAGGACGGCAAGCCCGATGTGGTGCAGATCAACGCGCCCGATGAAAAAGGGCAGGTGTACGAGCTCGCGCGCGGCAAATACGACTTGGTCGTGGAAGCGGGGCCGTCGTTTACCACCAAGCGCGAGGAAGCCGCGACGTTCCTGCTTGAGACGATGCGCGCCAACCCGCAGACAGCGCCGCTGTTAATGGACGTGGTTGCGCGGAATCAGGATTTCCCGGAAGCCGACAAAGTCGCTCGGCGTTTCCAAGCGATGTTGCCGCCGCAGATTCAGCAGGCCGAGTCGCAGGGCGAGGAGCCCGACGCGGGTGCGCTGATGGGCCAACTGTCGCAAGCGCAGCAGCAGATCCAGCAGATGGGCCAACAGATGCAAGCGATGGGGCAGGAGATTCAGAGCAAGCAAATGGAAGTGCAGGCCGAGCGCGAGAAGTCGCAAGCGCAACTCCAACTTGAGCGCGAGAAAGCCGCCGCTCAGTTGCAGCTTGAGCGCGAGATGGCCGCGCAGAAGATCCAGTTAGAGCGCGAGATCGCGTCCATGAAGCTCATGGCGCAGCGCGACATTGAAGCAATGAAACAGCAGGCGGAAACGGAGCGCGCGGTGCTGGCGCCGCAGCCTGAACCCACGTTCCCGCAACCGACGGAATAATCATGGCAGATATCAAGGCATCGCACGCTGACGGTAGCGGCGCGTCGAAACTTTTGCGCGACATGGGCGACGGCACGCACGCCGAAGTCATGGCGGCAGAAGCAACCGGCAACATCACCGGCAAGTTCCGCGAGGCTTTTGAGGCTTACGACCCGGTGGCCGGCGGGAAATGGATGGAAACCAAAACCGCTGGCGACCTTGTGTTTGTCGACGGCAATGCGGTGGCGGCGTCTTACCTCGTCATCAGCAAAGACCCGCTAACCGCTGGCACGGAAACGGCAGTCGAGATCGACCCGTCGCTGCACTTCCACCTGCCGACCGAGATTGCTATCGGCTTGTCGATGTCGCAGCGCACGCTCGGGCAAGAGTTTGCGGTTGAAGCCGTCGACACGGGCGGGCCGCTGGCCGACATCCCGGACATCGCTATTTCGTCCATTACGCAGACGACGACCGTCCTAACGATCGACACCGTGTCGCCGCACGGCCTGAGCGTTGGCAAGTCGATCGGTGTTGCGGGCTGCTCCAACCCGGTCGCCAACTATCCGGCGCTGGTTGTCGCGTCGGTGCCGTCGCCTACGCAGATCACTTGCACGGCCGGCCCTGGCGGAACCATTGCATCGCAGTCGATCACCAATCCGGCGGGCGCGAAGGGCTCGATCTACTTCCGGCAGCGCTTTGGCCGCGCTCGCAATGGCGTGTCGCAGATTTTCGAGAACGCGACCGTTACCAATGCCTCGCTTTACGTGCGGTCCGAGTCGGGCGACGCGCTGCCGAGCGGCACGGTTGCGGGTAGCCATTCGGTGACCGTCGGCACGACTGCGCCGGTTCAGCTCGTCAACAGCGCGTATTCCTACGCCTTCGGTCCGACCACCGAGTTTCGGCTGCTGCTGCAATCGGATCGCATTCAGTGGGCGGATAGCGCCGTTGATGCTACCGCGCAGATGACCTCGCGCCTTGTCCGCACGCAGGTCTGCCCGGACCCGGCGGATGTCTACAAGCTGCGGTTCCGTGCGACCAACAACAAGGCATTGACCACGCCGTCGGCGCAGATCGTGTCGGCAGTCAAGGCTGGCAGCACGACCGCGACGATTGTCACCGCAACCGCGCACGGGTTGGCGCTTGGCGATCCGGTCGTCATCTACGGCATCCGCGATCAGACGGCGACGTCGTTTCCCAATTTGCTGACGGCCACCGCTGTGGCGTCGGTTGTGGACGCGACGACGTTCACCATCGTGCAGGGCACCAGCGGCACTGTAACCAGCTACGGCGGATACGTCGCCAAGGTCAACGGCGGCGCGCTGATGTCGGCGCTTGGTGCGTCGGCAATCGTCGCGCAGTCGGCTGTGCTGTCCACGCTGTCGGATGGCACTCGGCAACTGGTGTTGACCGGTAACGGCTCTTGGACCGGTCTGTCGATTGGCGACATGACGGAACTTGTCGGGTGCCGCGCGAACTTGACGGGCGTCTCTCTTGGCGTTGACGGTCCGTGGAAGGTTGCCAACGTCGTGACGACCGCGCTGACGCTGGTTCTGCCGTATGCGGGTCAGCGCACGCTGCCCGCTGACTTTGCGTCGGCTGACTGCGGCGGTGGCGTCATCAAACGCACCTGCATGCGCGTCAGCTTCGTGCGGGTGTTTGACTATGAGCGGCTGCGCGTAGAGGCGCTTGCTCGCCCGGCGTCGGATGCTGCTGCTGCGATGCCGGTCGCGGTGCAGAACACCGTGCCGGTAAGCGGCAGTGTGACGGCTACAGTCGCGTCTACCACGATCACCGGCGGCCAAGCGGCGCATGACGCTGCAATCGCTGGCAACCCGATGCGGGCAGGCGGGCGCGCTGTTACTGCGAACTACGCTGCGGTCGCAACTGGCGACACTGCTGATTACATTTCGACGCTTGTCGGCGCGCAGATCGTCAAGCCTTACGCAATCCCGGAGGCCGAGTGGTCGTACACGGGCGCTCTTACGACCACCAGCGACGTTGCGGCGCAGACTGCGGCGGGCGCGGGCTTGAAGCGTTTCCCGACGTGGATTCAGGCCACCAACACGGGCGCCGCTGCGGTTGACGTTCTGCTGCGTGACGGCACGACCACGCGGCTGCAAATCACGATCCCAGCCGGGCAATCGGTTGACTCCGCGCTGCCTACCAGCATCCCGCTGACGGCCAATACGGCCCTTAACGTCGCGCTGTCGGCTGTTGGCACCGTCCGCGTCAACCTGCTTGGCTACACCGCTCCGTAAGGCCGCACCATGCCGCAAGTCACCCTTGCTCGCGCTGGGCAGATCAGCGACCCGATCGAAGTAGGCCCCGGCACGCGCGTAACCGCGACCGGCGGCTATGTGCAGTGGACGACCGGGACGCTTGTGGACGTGCGCAACGGCACCGCGACATGGCAGACGTGGCCCGCTGGTGCTGTGGCAGGGTATCAGGACACGTTGCGTCGGCTTGTGATTCGTGGCGTGGCTACGGGCGCGATGGCGCTGACATGGGACGAGAGCAAGCAGGACGAAGGCGAGGAGGGCGTCTACTGGCAAGAGGGCGGCGGCGGCGCGGCCGGCACGTTTCTCGCCCCGTCGGGGGACGCGACCGGCGCATCGGATCGCGCTGCGGTGCAAGCTGCGCACGACAATGCGTCAAGCGTCGTCGGTGGCTTTCGCATCACGCTCGCAAGCGGGCAATGGTACTTCGACGGCCCGGTGACGATTACCAAGCCGATCATCATTGCAGGCATGGGGGCGTCTACCGGAGTAGCGCCACTGCGCGGCACGCTTATTACCAACGTCAGCGCATCGCCTACACGGACGTTCTACGTCAACCCGACCACCGAGGCGATCTGGGGTGTGGCAATCTGCGACCTGGCCATTAACGGCAATGGCGTGAACGACGGTATCGGCATCCTGGCTGGGACGCCGCACACAGTGTCCCAGTCGCGCTTTTGCGATCTTGTCATCCGCAACGTGCGCGACGGGATCTACGCCACCGGCACCAGCAGCGCCGAGGTCTACCAGAACGAGTTCCGGAACATCAAGATCACGAGCTGCACGCGGCACGGGTTTTACCTTGATGTCAGTTCGTATAACCAACTCTGGAACATTGAGACGACGGGCATCACCGGCGCAGCGGGCTACGGGTTCTACCTGTTCGGCACGGCCACGACCGCTCACGGTCTGATGACCGAGGGCTGCGTCAACATCGACGCGCCGTGGGGCCGTATTAGCAGCGTCAACGTCGAGACGATTTCGGCGGCCACGCCGGTATCGAGCATTGCCGTGCGCCTAAATGGCACTGGACTTGGCGTTTACGGCGTCTCGCTTGTGAACATCAACCCTGCAAAGTGCAATTACGGAATTTCGTGTTACTCAGCAGCAGCCACCGTGCGGGACGTTGTTGTCGCCGGCACTCAAGGCCCGGCTTATGTTTTTACGCCGCAGGCCGGCTCGTCGGGTTTGCTTGAAAACTGCCAGACTCAGCTGGCTCACTTCTACGTCGAGCAGTATTCGTCGATGTCAGACATGGCCGGCTGGCGTTTCCGTGGCTGCGACGGTGCAAACGGCGTTGTGCGCGGAAACGAAGACAACGCAAAGCAACTCACACGACTGTTTGCATTACGCACCGCAAACTTTCAATCGACATCCGACCAGACGTTTACGAGACACGGCGGGTTCACGAGCTATCGAATCACTCAGGTAAAAGCGGTCACTCGCTCAGGAGGCTCGACCGTTGCTTGCTCGGGTGGTATCTACACCGCAGCTGCCAAAAGCGGCACAGCCCTAGTAGCAGCCGGTCAATCGTGGCTTGGACTATCGGCTATCGGAAAGATGGTTGACGCAACGGTGGCCGGTGTAAACGTCACCGACGTCCAGACCGCTACGCCGATTCTGTCGCTGACGACTGGCAGCACTGCTGCGGCGACCGCCGACGTGTTCTTGTACGGCTACATCATGGACACGGTGTAGCACCGCGACCCGGACTTAGCCGCCGCGCACCCGGCTACATGAACCCGCTTTGGCGGGTTTTTGCATTGGTGCGTCTTTACTGGAATACACATGAACGAAACCGAGAATAATCCGAGTGAAAGCCCGGAACTCTCTAACAACGCCGCTCCCGAGCAGGAGCCGGTAGATACCGAGCAGCCCGACACGCTTGACGCCGACGAATCCGCAGATGACGCAGACAGCGCCGTCGAGGAAACCGAGGAAGTCGAGCTCGACGGGGAAAAGCTAGCCGTACCGAAGTCAGCCGCCGAGAAGTTGCGCGCGGCAATGCTTCGGCAGGCTGACTACACGCGCAAGACTCAGGAACTGGCGCAGCAGCGCCAACAAGCCGAGGAGTCTTTCCAACAGCGTGAGGCTCGCGTCGCTGCCGAGCAGGCAAACATTCAATCGGTCGCGCGTGTCATGGCGATTGATGAGCGGTTGCAGCAATACGCAAACGTGGACTGGCAGGCTCTTAACCAGTCCGACCCCGTTCGTGCGCAATCCGAATACTTCATTTATCAACAGTTGAAGGATGCGCGCGGCGGGCTGGTTTCACAGATCCAGCAGCAGGAGTCCCAACGGGCACTGCGCGACTCCGAGGCGCAAGCCAAGGCCGCGCAACAAGCTCAGGAAGTGCTCAGCCGCGAGATCAAGGGTTGGGGTCCAGAAGTAGCCAAGTCGTTGCGAGAAGTCGCTAAATCGCTTGGTGCTGACGCAAAGGCAATCGACAACATCCGCGATCCGTGGATCGTCAAGGCGTTGCACGCGCAAAAGCAACTGATGGACCTGCAAGCCAAAGCTAGCAAGGCGCCCGCCGCGCCCGCAGCAGTACCCGTCAAGACCATCACCGGAGCCACGTCGAAAGCGACCGTGGATCTCGACAAGTTGCCGATTGACGAATACATGCGCCGGGAACGAGCCCGCCTCGCTAAGCAACCGCGCCGCTAATCAGCGGCATATCTCGTAACTGACAAACCGCCTCCGGGCGGTTTTTGCATTTCTAGGGACTGAAAATGGCTACCAATACCCTGCTTAACGCAGACATGATTACGAAGCGTGCGCTTCTGATCCTGCACCAGAAACTCACCTTCATCGGCAACATTAACCGCGCTTACGATGACTCGTTCGCCCAGGACGGCGCCAAGATCGGCTCGACCCTGCGCATCCGTCAGCCCAATCAATTCACGGTTCGGTCCGGCTCGGCGCTGTCGGTGCAAAACGTGGTGGAAACCAACACCGCGCTGACCGTCGACACGCAACTTGGCGTGGATTTTGAGTTCTCGTCGAAAGAACTGACGATGAACATCGACGATTACGCCAAGCGCTACCTTGAGCCCGCGATGGCCCGCCTAGCCGCGCAGATCGAAGCTAACGTTTGGTCGTCGATGTACAAGTCGGTTGCCAACGTGGTCGACGCTGACACCGTTGCCCCGGCGCTCATCCACCTGAACCGCGCCCGCAAGCGTCTGACCGATTCGCTGGCCCCGCCCGATAACCGCAACGTTCTGCTGTCCACCGATCACACTGTCAAATTTGTGGACGCGCTGAAAGGGCTTTTTCAAGACTCGACGCAAATCAAGGACCAGTACCGCGAAGGCATGCTGGGCCGCATCGCTGGCTTCGACCTGTATGAGTCGACCCACGTCTCCGACCACCTGACCGGCACCGCTGCTAAGACTACCGGCTACCTGTCGAATGGCGCTACGCAGACCGGCGCGGCCATCGTCGTCGACACCGGCACCACCACGTTCCTTGCGGGCGATGTGGTGACCTTTGCGGGTGTGTTTGACGTTCACCCGGAGACCAAAGTCTCGACCGGTGTTCTCAAGCAGTTTGTGGTGACGGCCAACTCGGGCACTTCGGCGACCTCGCTTGCGATCTCGCCGGCCATCGTGGCCTCGGGTGCGCGTCAGAACGTCAGCAGCGCAATTGCTGACAACTCGGCGGTCGTCAAGATCGGTGCGGGCGCCAACGAGCTGCTGAACTCGTCGCTGGCGTTCCAAAAGGACGCCTTCACCTTTGCGACGGCTGACCTCGTGCTTCCGAAGGGTGTCGACATGGCCTCGCGCCAAGTCTACGACGGCATTTCGCTGCGGTTTGTTCGTGACTACACAATCTCGGACGACCAGTTCCCGGCTCGTTTTGACGTGTTGTACGGCGCCGCCGCGATCCGTCCTGAACTCGCCTGCCGCATCCACGCTGACGGCTAATCCCTGACGCAGTAGCAACCCGCCCCGGCGCTCACAAGGTGCCGGGGCTGTTTCACATGGAACACTAGATGACGTACGGGACGCTTAAATCCGACATTGCTTCGTTCGTGCAACGCGACGACGTTACGTCGATCATCCCGACGTGGATTCGCTATGCAACCGCGCAGTTCTCGCGGGTGCTGCGTGTGCCGCAGATGGAAACGCGCGACGTAAGAACAATCTCCACTGAGTACGTCAGTTTGCCAGTGG